ATGAAAAAATTAATCTTAGTGATCCTGTTACTTCTGTCAATCGGTGTGATGACCATCGTTGATTCGAACATCATCCGACAAGCCCCTTATCCGAGCTTGTCCCAAGAACAAACGAAATAAGGAGGTCCGAACGTGACCCGGGCAATTTTAATCAGTTTCTGCGCCCTATTCCTTTTAACGGGCTGCACTTCCCAAGCTGAGCCAAGTATTTCCACTAAGCAAGCGAACTCAGTTGCAGCCGCTAACCGCGCGGAGCAAACTAGTCGTGCCAATGCGGCGGCTGATGCTAGTGCTAAGAAGCAATCTGGTGACCATTATCAAGCTGCTGACGACCATATCACTAGCGCAACTAGTGCAGTGGCCGCCGTCGGGCAAGTGCTCAACGATCCCAAGCAACAAACCTTTGGTGTCGTACCAACTGCCAATCAAGATGCACACGGCCACCACTATTATCAGGTCGATGCTTATCAGAAAACGGCTAATGGCGGCCGGGGGCATTATCTGAATAGTTACTTTGTTTATTTAGATGGTAGTATCACGACCAAACAAGCAAATTAATAAACAGACAAGTTGTCACCCATTCAAGCAGTGTCGTTGAACCTGCTGGGATGGGTGACTTTTTGGATGCATTTTTTGCCGGTAGTAATTTCAGTATTTCGGCGTACAGTTATTCCATGCTAATTAAGGCCAGCCCCAGTAACTAAGCAACCAATTTACAATTACAATTAATATCAACTGCATAAATATAGAAAAAGGTTTATTTTTTTGTTACTTTTCGCTATAATGGATATTGTTGTTAAAGCAACTGCCCCAGTGGCGGAACTGGCAGACGCGCAGCGTTCAGGTCGCTGTATTGGAAACAATGTACAGGTTCGAATCCTGCCTGGGGCATAATTTGGTAAACTAGATGAAGTTTGAATCCTGTTAAACGTTGATTTAACGGCATTCAAGCTTTTTTCATTTGTACTAAAAAACACTACTAATTTCAAAAATTTGTCTTTATTTGTCTTTAAGACATAAATGTATACTTCTGAATATTAGTTATTAAAAAAATCCCCCACGCCGAAGCGCAGGGGAAATGTTGCAGAGTGATCAAGCTCCACAATTAATGAAACTCTATATCAAGTTATAGCCAACAATTATTATAGCACTATTTTGCTGCTTGTGAGGCGGATTCTGACGCCGTTTCAGTGTCAGATGATGCAGAACTATTCACTACAGCGACTGTAGACGTGGGTGCTTGTAATTCGTCAGCGGTCTGATTAGCGGTCGCTTCAATCTGACTTTCCTCATCACTTTTAACTGTTGGTGCCGTCACTGTTTGAACGTCAGTAATAACGCCCAGCATACCAAGGATCGTTAATACTGTGTTAATAACGGCAACAATGGCTGACCAGTCACCAGTAAACTTAATGCCAAACATGGCAAAGACTTGTTGAACTAACACAATCAGTAACGAAATAATCCCAGCGATCAACTTACCATTCAAGCTTCCGTCAGCATTCTTAAAACTAATTTTTTTCATCATTATTTTCCCTCCTAAAGGAACTTTTCTGCGATATAAATAACTAACGTGACGAGCACGCCACTAACCAAGACACCGATCAACCAATTTTGAATGGTCGTCACACGGTCAATTTGATGGCTGGCTTCAATGGACTTGGCCAGTGCCTTGTCAGCTTTGTCACCAATATCGTCAACTTGATTCAGCTTTTCTTCGATGTTCTCAACTTTCGTTTTGGTGGCAGCCACATCCTTTTGAATATCCATTAATAACTTAGTTGTATCGTCGTATTGTGCCATTACCGCACCACCAATCGCTGGCCAGGATAGATAGTGGTGTAAATCGTCTTGCCGTTCTGACTAGCTAATGTAGTCATACTTAGGCCATTGTGTTGTGCGATTGTCCACCAGCTGTCACCATACTTAACTGTGTAATACGTATGAGTTGCACCACTCTTTACATATTCAAGCGTATTGCTTGCCGGGCCAGTTGCTAAATAACCATAACCATTAAATCGTGGCTGACGTACCCAGCGATAGCCACTTTTAATGATAGCTTGGTCGGTCTTTACCGTGGTTCCAGCTGGTAAAATAGCAATCGCATTTGATGACGTTGACGCGCCTGTGCGCAGCTTAACCGCTGTTTTGAGCGTGTAGACTTTCGATTCTTTGACCCACTTGGCTGACGTAGCTGGCTTGTAAATGTTTTTGTTGGCTCCCTGGTTGTTGGTCTTAACCGCATCCTTATTGGTCGGTTTGACCGTTGATTTTTGACCAGCTGTGTAGTAATCAGTATAAAGTTGACTAACGTCAAACCCACCGTAACTAATCCGGAAATGAGCTGATCCAGACCATTGCCAGGCATTGTTATTCGTATACCATTTCTGACCAGACATGACATAGGGGTAGCCGGCAATCCAACCAGTTTTTCCCTTGATGGTCATCTTGTTGTTAGCCCATGATCCAGACGTATAAATGTCGGCTCGATAGCCAAACTTCTGAATCTCTTGCATGAAGGCGGCATTGTTGCGGTCGTTGGTCGCTTGGGACAAGATGCCTTGCTCCTCAGCCGATTCTACGTCCGTTGCCAATACTGCGCCCACCGGTAGTCCGGCTGCTTTGGCCGCCTGACCAGCAAAGTCAGCTTCGGCAATCGCTTGAGCCTTAGTCTTGTAATGGGCAAAATGATAGCCGTTGACGTATAAGCCAGCCGCTTGACCATTAGCGATATTGCTAGCAGCATAGCCATCTTTGAAGGTTGTGCCTTCACTAATCTTGACGGTAAGGGCCTTAACGCCAAATTCATTACGCATCGAAACGTATTCGGCGGTGCTCATGTAGCCGTTGTTATTTGACACATCGACCATATCCATGCGGGCAGCCTGACTGGTAACATTGACCATTAAAAAGGCCATAAAAATGGCGCCCACCATTAAGATGAGTGCCTTTAACTTGTGCTTATTCAATTGTCTACCTCCTATTTAAACTGTCTTCCGGTGCTGGTGACCAATTAGCAACTACCGAACCCGTGTTTGCACATTGATGACTTATTGCGCAAACATCTGCTTGCCCAACACCGTTTTTATTTCCATTGTCAATTTGAACTAAAATACTAGTTGTTCCAGTAGAAATAGCGTGTGAGAAGGATGCGTGAGCAGTTTGCCCCTCTGATACACGATATTCTAAATAACCTAGTTGAACTCCTGTAGATGATAATAAAAACGCTTTTAAAACGGTGTCTCCTAAATTGGCAGTTATGTCGGCACTTACATTTAACGTATCACCAACATTAAATTGAGTAACATAAGATTTCCAAAGAGTATATCCGGCTACTGAAGTATAATGGACAACATTATCAGTAGAGCCAATTAACAGGTTACGTCCATACACCTTAACACCGCTTTGATAAACAGCATCAACCACCTTGCCATCTTTAATCCACGTACCATGTGTTATATCTGCCATTAAAATCACCCCTGAATCACATACAATCCGGTTTTGTCGGTTAGTGCATCATACTCTGCTTGGGTGGCCACATTGATTTTATTTTTAGTTTCAAAAGTTTTCATTTCTGCAATCAAGCCATCAAGTGCAACCGTTGTAATCGTGGCACCATTAGCGCTTTGAATGTTATTGGTAATGGTAAAACCGGTTGACCCATCACTAGGGTAGATTGACGTTCCGGTACTATCAACCACCCATACTTCAATGGCATAGCTACCAGCGGTTAAACTAGTCATCAAGTCAGCGTTAAAAGTAACGGTAATTTGACCAGTCGTTGGGTCCGTTAAACTAGTTGGTTCAACTGTGGCCGATTTAAGATAGCCACTAGCATTGCCCAATTTAACGGTGATTGAAGTGGCATTAGTTAAGTCCGTTGCCACATTATCATTGCCACAAATTAACGTAAAACTAGTAGTGGTATCACCAATTTTAACCGTCCGTGCTGAAGTATCAGAAAAACTAAGCGTTTTTGCCATCTTTATCTTCCTCCTTTTCAGCCAACTTGGCATTAAGCTGGTCAATTTGAACTTGAGCCATCGCTAATTGCTGATCTTTAACGGCAATTGCTTGGGCATAGTTACTCGTCAGCTTGTTAATTAAAGCTTGTGCATCAATATTCATAATTTAAGCCTCCTGTGTTGTCGTTGTCGTGGTTGTGGTAACTGGCTTTAAAGCGGTCAGACTGTCAATCAGTGTGTTCAACACCTTCAATTTAACGGCGTCAATGTGACCGCTAGTAATGGCAGCGTTAAAGTCATCCATAGTAATGCTTACCTGTGAGCTAATACCCAGCGTGTTAATCTGAATGCTAACCGTCATGATGTTGTTTGTGTAATCTGGTTTGTAATTTGTAATCAAAATGCTATCCATTTAATTTGGCCTCCAATTTGTTTAATCTAGCTTCCAATTCCATACTGTGACCGTTTAATTTGTCAATTTGCTTTGCCTGTTCCTGCGATAAAGCTAGTACAGCGTTTAAAAGAACACCGTTATCAATACCAACTATGTTGCCGTCTTCATCACGGGCATAGAATGCTTCGGGCAAAGTCCATTCTTTTGTTGCGTTTACGTCATCAATAATCCCTGATAAGCGCAGTGGGTCAGTGTAATCATCTGTTTTATAATTGTACGTGGCTAAATCAATGCTCATAGCAAGATTTGACCAGTAATTAACGTCAGCAGCCATTACATTAGTCTTCTCAGATAGCAATGACTTTGAAACTGAGCCTGAATAATAAATATTCTTGTGGTAGGTGTCTACACGATTTGAGTTTGCGTCAGTGAAATAGATACCGTGGCCGTCTTGAGACCTGATTTGATGTCCAGTACCCAGTCCCATATTGCTGACCCACAAGTCACGATTAAACTGAATGGCGTTTGAGCCAGCCTTATCAATCCCAAAATTAACAATCTGGTTGCCATTAACGTCACCAATTCGCCACCATGCAGAATTCGCTTGTGCATATATATTGCCATAAGCATTCATAGTAATCCCGTTACTGCCAATATTATCGGCATTACCAGCAAAGTTTATTTTTTGCGTTGGCCCGTATAGATAGATTCCTGAGGCTGGTGTTACGTTAACATAGCCTGTGATTGTCTCCGGATTGGAAAAAGTTGTATCTTTGGCTGACGTATAACCTGATTGTGACTCAAAGCCTTGGCCGTTAATTACTGAATCATAAGCTAAGTATTGCCCACTACCGATCATTGAGCGATATTTATAGCTAATACCCCCAGATTCAACGCTTGATTGCAGTCCAACCGCACTGTCAAAGTACGTTGAATTATACGCCCCGTCTGGCGTAATAGTCATTGGATAATATTTAGCGGTGTTATTGGCATTGCTAATAATGTCGCCACCATGGAACGTTGTCCCGTTAATGGTTGAACCATTAATAACTGAGCCATCTATTTCACCAGCACTAACAACATTGCCTGTATCTGGCTGATAACCAGTTGCTTGAGCAGTTTGAGTTAGCATAGGTGAGCTAAATGCTGCATTACCATGTCCGTTGTATACCCAATATTGCAGTCCAACATATGCAGCATTACTTGGCGCAACTGCGTTATTAATAGTTATATAACGCCAATCCTGTGATGAACTGATACCGCTCCAATTTGAAGCATTGTCACCGTTGATACGATTACCGTTTGAATCGAAAAATGCTAATGTTAAGTTCCATAGCAAGCTAGTGTCACTACCGTATTCTTCGAACCACACAGAAGCGCTAAATGGTTGACCAGTAGCTCCGTTTAACGGGTGCAGTTTCGTTTGTGCAAAGTTAGCCCAAGCATTAGCCCCAGTGCTGGCATTAAAGCCGATAGATGGCACGCCATCGTGCAGATTTCCTGCCCAACAGGTTCCATTATTGCTGATACCCCAGCCGGGAATATATGAACCGTTGGCACCTAGCAATGCCGCATTATAAACTAGATTAGTAACACCTCTGATTGTTAAATTGCTAGCCACAACAGCACCATTCGTATCGGTTGTAAAGCTACCATTAGGCGTGCTAAATGAGTTGGCAACAATATCGACACCTTTAAGTGTTCCAGTGGTAACGTCACCTAAATTGGCACTTAATGCCGATAGCTTGCCGACATTTAATCGGTCAGTGCTGAGTGTTCCAGTGGTGATATTCCCAGCGTCTAAGTTAGCCACTGTTACTTTACTAGCATCAATCGTACCAGCTGTTAAATGGTTAGCACTAATGTTACCCATTTTAGCGTCAGTGATAGCGGCGTCAGCTATCTGTGCTGTGCCTACAGCTAATGACCCTATCTTGGCATTAGTAATTGCGCCATCACCTATTTGGGCGGTGCCCACGGCTAGGTTAGCAATCTTGGCACTATTGACAGCGGCATTACCAATCTGAGCATTGGTAATTGCACCATTGGCTATTTCAGCTGTTCCAATAACCCCTTTATCAATAACCGTTTCTGTCGTGATATGGACTATCGAACCATCCTTAACACCTGCACTTAGCGTCTGATAATCAGCGCTTGCCTTGTTTGCACTAACTGTTGCTGCACTACCAGCTAGTACAGCACTTGAAGCGGCCTGACTAGCACTGTTAGCAATACTAGTGGCATTATTACCGGCACTTTGAGCTACTGTAGCCGCACTATAAGCTTGTGAAGCAACCTGACTAGCATTATTACCCGTTGTAGTTGCCTGTGAAGCGACTATAGCAGCACTAGAAGCCGCTTGACTAGCTACAGCCACACTAGACTGCATGTTATCAATGTCGGTGTTAAAGCTGTTGCTTAAGGCGGTCTGTACATTGCTTAGAGCCGTGTTATAAGCGTCTGTGAGACTCTTATAAGTGTCTCGATTAACGTCACTAGCTTTAGTAGTATCCGTTAAGATGGCCGACATAAAGGTGTTCAAGTTAGTGTAGGCTGTCGTTAAAGCAGTCGTACTGATACTGGCATCTTTAGCCCGGGCTAGCACCACATTATACTGGCTAGTTAATCCGGCATATTGTGAAGCCTGTGTCTGTTTCTCAATAACACTCATTAAGTTTGGGTCATTTAAATTGGCAACTCCACTAGCCGCATTATCAGCCGTATTTTGCGCGTTGATAATCTTAATGCCATCATCAGTTAAGATGACTTGAGTTGCATTAGATTCAGCCATCTAATTCACCTCCCTTCTAATCGGCCGTGCTATCATTTTCATTGATTGTCCCTTTATCAATCACACTAGATGCCGATCGTTTCGTAATGGGTATTGCGTACACCTTTTCCTTTTCAGCCGAGTATGGGTCAATTTCTAGTACCCGGGTGTTAAAGGTCACTAACAAGTAGGCCTGTGTGCCTTGATAGAAGACGTTACAAGTTTCCACTTCACGACTTTCATCGGTTAGGTTGGGCAAGACCATGTCATTATCAAAGTAAGCTTCAAACTCGGCCCCTTTATGCACGACATTTAAAGCCCACACTTTATGGGGGTCGTTAGTAGTCTCAGCTTCACCACCACCGGCCACAAAGTAGAAGTAAGGGAAGTCTAGGCATTCTGATTGGTAGGTGTTCTGATTAAAATCAATCCCATAATCAGTGATATTAAAGTTGTATAGCACGTTGTAATTACCAGCTAACAGGTCACTAGCGTTAAGAATATCGGTGCTACCATCGTTATAGCCAATTGAGACCATATCATGTTGACGGTCATAGTTAATGCGGCCGTATCCTTTAAGAGGCATAATCTGTTTCACACGACTATCGGTAGGCTGTAACGTTACCCCCGGTAAATAAGGGAACCGCACGAGAATGTAATTATGGTCATTTTTCAAGCTCACAATGTTCCAGATATAGACGGTGTTATTAACTTCCTGCACGCCAAATGTCCCACCATGTTGTCCGTGAACCTGCAACATCACTGACTGCACGGCAAACTTGCTATCCTGTAAAGCAAACATGGTATCACTAGAGCCGCTGTCATCACGAGCACGACTAGTTAGGTACTGTCCATTGCTTAACCGTGCCATATATTGAGTCGCTGAGTGGGCACCATTATCGTCTGGGCCATATACCCCTAGATAACTAATCCCAGTGGTATCTAGCTTAATTTCAGGGTCATCTTGGATATAGTCGGATTCAATCGTCCCATGCAAAGTACCAACAGCATTACTAGCCGCATTAATTAAGTAGCCCGTTTGCTGATAGCTGGTGTCAACCGTGCCATCAGTGTTATAACGGCGCCAAATGAAGCCCTTGCTATCAATGTAGGATGAAATATTAGTGCTACCTTCCCAAGCTTGTAAAATCAACCGCTTAGTTTGGGTGGTATCGGTGAAATTGTTACCGTCAGGCGTTAAAGCAACTGGTTTAATTGAACTAGCATCCTTCTTAGCTTCATCAACCGCCTTACTGAGTGCATTCTGGTACTGTTCCATCCATGCCGGGGTGGCAACTTGAACAGTTGTATATTCCCCAAAGCCAACCGTGTTGCCATACGGGTTAGCAAAGCTGATTGTCCGTTGAATAACACGTCCACTAGCGTCTAATACGGGCTCAATTAACTCATCTTTAAACCTAATTGTGGCTCCTAAAGGTGGATTAAAGTTGGGTGTTACATTCACCTCATAGTAAGTCCGAGGGTGATTGTATAGCTTGAGCATATCCTGAGCCCATGACTTTAAACCGGCTGAGTTACTAATCTGATTAGCAGTAATAATGGCTTCGTAGTACAGTCCAGCTTGCCAATCAGGGTTATATTTCTGATTAGCTTCATCATCAACGATATAGGGTTTACCATCATTGACTACGGCAATCGTGCTACCGTTGGCCCCATAGGGAATCAATTTAGTTACGGGTGTTGAAACGGTTGTTCGTTTAATACTAGTCATGTTTTTTCCGAATACCGCCTCATCATAGACCACATCATTGTTCAGCTGGTCAGTAATGACACATACCTTTTTCGTGATATTCCCTTGACTATCAATTTCAACATAAGGGTCAATCTCGACATCATACGTTTGAATGAGTGTCTGTAATAACGTGCTAGCTTTCGTCTTACCATCAATGGTAATAGATGGTGTCATCACATTAGTAGTCTGATAGTCCAGCGTCCAACCAGTGGCGTTAAAGCACTCGTTAAAGGCTGTCTGAATCGAGCTTGTACTAGCGGTAGTGGCTACCGGGTAATGATGAGCTAAACTGTACAAGCATAAGTTGGTAAAGTTAGCCGTTGTGACATGTTTAACAGCAGCGGTATTGTTCTCTTCCACGCTGTATATACGCATGACATACCAATGACCTGAGAGCTCGTCATAATAGGCGAGATTGTTACCAGCCACCACCTTGTCTGAATCAGGTTGACCTTGAAGCACGTCTAATGAGCCTTGATGATCGAACTTTTTAGATTGGGCATTTAGGTTAACCGTGCCATTAAACGTGTCATTAGTACCCACATTAACGTCATCATCATAGTTAGTGCTAGTTGTGTCTGAGTCGGCCAATTGAATCTTCACGCTGTCGTTAGAAAACTTAGTGGCCCCATCAACGGTCAGGGTACCAATCCGATTTAGATTAGCGTCTAAAATTAAATACTGGTTATTTAAAGCCATCTGTTAACCTCCTTGTTTTAGTTATGTAAAAAGGCCACCCTTAATGGGAAGCCTTTAAGTGTTGCTAGAGTAATCTTGGTAGATATTTAAGCGTGATTTGTGCGTCATCTAGGTCCCCAATCATAGTCAGGCTATTAACCCCCGGGCTTAATTTAGGATAGTCCGTTGACCAGATTGGACTAGCTAGCTTACCGCCAACGGTTGTGCTATCAGTCTCACAATTTAGTACAATCTCTTGACCAGCACTAGCAATATATTTAGGTGCGTCCTGAGCCACGTCATTAACTTGGTAAATGTCTAGGTGGGTGATTGACATAAACGGGTTTTCATAGCCGACATTTTCGTCATCTTCAGCAATCGAGTGCTTAAAGAATACCCCGCCGATACCACCTAAAGCCGATTGATAATTTGAATTAGTGTCAACGAACGTCCCGTGCACGATTAGGAACCGTTTAGGATCTTTACATGGTTGACCGTTGTGACTACCACTGGTGTAGTATTGGGTGATTGACCAGCTAAACACCTTGCCATTTTTGATTAAATCCAGTTCCAGCCAGCTTGTGCTCAAGGCTGACGTCTCTTCTTTATTGACCACGGTGATATACTTGTCAACTTTTTCATTAATGGTTTTAGTTGTCACCTTTCCATGCTTGTTGCGTGACCGTTTGACTACCGTCTTAGTCGTAGTGCCAGTTTTAATCTTAATTTTCTGATCACGGCCATTGCTAGAGCTACCTGAGGGGCCTTTACCCATAAATAACGTTTCATGTCTACCATCACCGCCAGCAAAAGCACCACCTGGTTTAGTAATTTGTAGATAGCAAGTTGGTGTACCGCCTCCAGCACTGTCTGCTAGCCCGAACCGGCCGATTGTGGCTCCATTAGGGTCTAGCAACAGGACTTCCACACGCCCCATCGCACGCCCATTATGAGTACCTGAGTGCTTGATATGATGGATTCTAGTCTTAACTCGGTAATTGGTTAAGCTGTTAGTCATACCAGTAAAGCGAACACCTGGGCCATACCAATCGGATTGATGCGTACCATATTGTTTAACCCCATTGGCTAGCTTGACCATTAACACTTGGGTATCCCGGTTACTATCCGCCTCACCTTGATAAATGTAGTCACCAGCAGTCTTCATCTGGGCAATGGCATTGGCATCATTAGTCCATTCAGCCATCGTATTTAATACGTCACTGTTCACAACCTGCGTATAAGGCTGGACTGCCACCGCTTGGTCTTCATCACTATCAGGTCCCAGCCCATATTCACCACCGTTTAAGGTGAAACCAATGTGCTTTAAATCCCGCTTAGGTACGACCTGAATAACTGGTTCTGTTCTAGCGGTACCATCAACAGTAATCGTGTTTAAACCGTTCTTTAAAGGTGTCTCAACCTGTGGTAAGGTTGCCCGTGGGTCGGACTGCACAAAGGTAATCGTTAACGTAGCGTCCCACACCCCTTGGTTAATGAACTGTGGATCGCTAATCGCAGTAATATGCCCCCAGTAAGTCACTTTGGGTTCAAAGCCAAAGACTAGTGGGTACTCTTTACCATTATCACTTGGATCATCACTTAGCAATAAGCCGCTCAAATTATGCATAATCTGATTGTATTTGTCCTGACTGCCACGAGCGATAATAGTTATTGGAATACTGATTGTCCGACTAGTATAGTCCATACCATTAAATTGATTACCATACATGGCGGGGATATCGGTTGCTTGCTCGGCCATGGCTGGTGCAGTTGGCAGTGTTACTGCTCCCATAACGGCTTGCAAATCGTCGCGACTATTTAAGCCAGCATATTCAAAATCATTTTTATTCAAAACAGACAATTATATCGCCATCCTTGTTTAATTTTAACTATGTAAAAAAGAGCCCTCTAAGGCTCTTCAATATATTAATACTAATACCCCATCATTTGACTATATTGTGACGTCTTCTTGGTATTTGACTTGACAGCATTAACCACGTCAGAGCTGGCAACAACTGCTTTAACATCTCCTTGGCCAGTGACCAAAGCATCTAGTGAAGCTATAACCCGCTGTTTGAATGCTTCGTCGGAATCAATCTGGTCGTTACCGGTATTTATCACATTAGCGCCATCTTGAGCTCCGAACTTAGCCATTATCTGTTGCATAATTTGGTAAGCCCTTGAACGCTTAGATAAGTCCATCGGAACTATGGCTTCTGGCAAGTTGCCTTCAAACAATTTGTAAACGCCCGCTTTGTTTCCGAAACCACCATTCTCAAATCCTTTAATATAGCGATAAACAGCTGACGCCTGACTTTCACGAAGCCCACCGGTGCCGTTCATAGCACCGCCTGATTCCCACGTTGCAAAGAATTTATATGCGGCTTCTGTTGGATTGGTCATACGTAGAACAGATTTTAACAAACTACTCTCACCGGGCTCGTTAAGAGCGTAATTAATTTGGCCAGCAGCTGAGTCCCATGCATATCCATGTTTTCTAAGCCAGCTTCTTAATGCTGTTTCACGAGTGAACGTCCATTGCCCCAACCCAGTACCATGATCAAGTGGATCAATGGCAGTAGGGGTCAAGTTTGATTCGATAACCCAATTTCCTAGAACACCGGCAATACCACCATTATTTGAAGCGGGATAGCCATGTTTAAATGCTCTAGCCAATTCTCGTGCACGGGAAGCAACACTACCGGACAGCTTAATGTTGCCAACTCCTCCACCGAAGTTGTCAGCTAAATCAGAAATAGCTTTCGCAAATCCCTTTAAAGCTCGGTCAACTAGTCCTTTGCCTAAATCATGACCGATTGAACCGACTCCTGGAGTTTTGGTTGGATCAAATGTCTTTAAAGCCATTGACTTTAAAGTTTTCAATGGGTGAGTTATCTTAGACAATGCGTCCATTGCTTTATCACTAACGCTGTCGAAGATAGAAGTAGCACCGCTCTTAATTTTCTTTAAAAACGACGCGATATCAATAGTGCCTTTAGCATAGCCAGGAAGCGTATGTCCTAGGCCACCGTTAAAAAGCTTAGCAGTATCACCAGCATTAAGAATCTGATCACCAGGTTTAACATTAACCACTTCAGCACCATTCATACCCAGAAACGATACTTTCCCATTGTCTCTATCAATTTTAGCCTCAACACCGCCTTCACCAACTAAAGCTCTAGCAGTGCCAACAATACCGCCGGAAGCATAAGCTCCCATCGTTACTGGAGTATAACCTGATGGATAAGCACCAACATTGATTGGTTTAATACCAAATCCTTTAACTAGATTACTAAAGAAACTAGTAATGCTTTTCCAAATACTATGAATACCGGAGCCTTGCTTATCGGCAGCTTTCATGGAGCCGTTGGCTTGCTTAACAGCATGCCCCAAAACACCTTTTGACTGTGACTTGGCCTGATCAACTACCGAACTGTTTTGATCCTTAGCATGTTTAACAACTTGTGATCTTTGCTTATCTGCGTCATCAGTAGTGTGCTTGTACTGACGATCCGCATGTTGTTCAGTTTTGTTTTCCTGCTCTAAAGCGTTGTCAATTGACTTTTGTTTTTGGTCCTTAGCTTTACTAATAATAGCTGCACGTTGCTTCTCGGCATACTTAGAATTACCAGAATATTGATTTTTAGCAGCATCAACTGTTTTACTATACTGGCTCTTTGCTTGACTGATTGCCTCGCTAGCTTGTCTTTCAGCTGCTTTTATAACCTTATTGTGTTGCTTTTCAGCCGCAGAAACACGATCTTTATATTCTTGGTTTGCCAGTGAGACTGTCTTTTTGTACTCTTTATTCGACTGTGAAATAGCATCATTTGCTTGTTCACGAGTGATTTTCCCCTTGCTCTTGGCAAGATTTCTCAAAATATCATTCTGCTTATTAGCAGCTGACTTTATCTTTCCCGTTAAAGTTGTGTGTAAACGGGCTTCTTGTGCAGTAGTTTCCGTTGCACTTTTAATCCGGAGTTTATCAAGAGCGGCTGACTTTTTGTTTTCTTCAGCCTTAATAGCTGCTTTCTTTTTAGATATGTCTTTCTGAACAATAATCGAGCTGGCGCCAAACCGTCGTTCGTCAGATGCTATTTTAGCATCCCAGCTAGAACTAGTTTTTCTCTCACTAGCATTCCATTTACTAATAATACTTGCTTTTTGCTGCGCATAATACTTCGCAATAGCATTGCGATCAGAAGCTGACATTTTTTCAAAACGATTTGTCTCACTATCATTCTTTTTAATTGAAGCTAATTGCTTTTTATACTCCGCATCGGTTAGCATACCCGCTTTATGAAGTACGTTCACATCATTTAAATCTTGCTTCTGCTTTTTAGAATAATAGGAACTGTACGCCTTACCTAGATCGCTCAGTGAGCGCTTAGTGGACTCTGTCTTAATCTTGGGAGCTTCAATGCTCTTCCCTTTTAGCGCATCACTAATTCTTTTAACAATCGTATTTGCAGTTTTAGTACCACCAACACCATCACCAATGCTTGCTCCTAACATTGCTCCCGCAGCTGTTCCTGCTCCCGGGATAACACTTCCAAGGGCTGCACCAATGCCGCCCCCGATAAGTGTTCCAGCTGTTTTACCAGTTGCTTTATATTTATCAGACGCCTTACCGGAGCTAACTGCTTTCGCAATGCTACTACCAGCGTCCCAAGCAGTCATGGCTAATCCAGCACCATTGATAATCCTTGTACCAATTGTTCTTCCTAGCAATGACCATTTACTGTTTTTAGCAATTTTTTCAGTGTTTTCCGCTTCAACTGATATAGAGCTTAAATCAGCGCCTATATCTCCAGCCTTTCTGCCTTTAACTCTCCGATAACCAGTTCCAATATTTTCTTCACTGGTCATACTTAGTTCAGCATTAGTTTTAAGAACCGCGTTTTGTTCTTCTAAAGCCTTAGTTTCTTGTTTAATCCCTAGAACTTTTTCAGCCCAGCTAACAGTATCACTGATTTTTTTAAAAGTTGACAGAACTGAACTAGTCTCTTTGACGGCTTTACTTGTTAACCACCATGCTGCTCCAAATTTTGCAATGGTTTCTGTGTGCCCACCAACCATACTGAGTAATGGCTTTAAAAGTGCATTGGTTATTTTAAGCGATTCAATTAACGTTTCAAAGCCCAGGCCACCCAAGTTTTTGACAGTTTTGAAGAAATTAACAATTTCCGGAGCATTTTTGGCAATGGAGTCAGAAGCTTTGGTGACACCCTTGGCCAAGTTATCCATTGCATCATTCATTGCCTTTGGTGCTGACTTGACATCAAAGGCTTTAGCAAAAGCTTTAGTAATCGTGCTAATGCCCTTTTCTGCCGCCACACCGACCTTACTAAACTCCTTGTCAGTCCGTTTGTCAGATACCCATTTTGAAACTGCGCCATAGATTGGATTTTGAGCGGTTAAAATTGGCTTTTCAATGTCACCGATTAAAGCTGGAACACGCGCTTTGATCGTACGTTCCATACCAACCATCGTATGTAACATGTTGTCGGCGGCTTTATCGTATTTTCCGGATCCAAGTTGATTAAACGTATTTTCAATATCTTTAGCAGATATTTTCCCTTCTTTAGCCATCTCACTCAAATCAGCAACTGTTACCTTACTACTTGCGTGAGTCTTTTGGGCGTTTGTCTCTTGCTGAGCAGCATATTGCGAGTTAACCTTAATAGCTTGCTTAATTTCTGCATTAGTCACTTTGTGCCCACTTGCAATTTGCTTGCTAAAAACTGTAAATTGCTGGGCACTGACAATACCTTTTTGACGATATGTTTCTAGGTCAGATAAACTATTATTTGTTCCATAATGCATTCCTTCAAACATCAAGGTCATTTTTTTGTTATAGGCACTTACGGCTTTAGCAGCGCCTTTACCTGTTGAAGCAGCCGTATCACCCGTCTTTTTTAATCCAGATTCATACTTGGCCAATTGTTCACGGAACATCGGGAAATACTGGCTAATTTGGTTTAACATACCAGCATTGGCTTTCCCCCGTGACAGACCGTTAACCATGTCTTGTGTAACTGCTTGTATCTGTTGTTTATCTAATCCAACCGCATCCGACATGTTTAGCATGGATTTGGTTAGTTCATCTGATTCTTTTTTATTGGAATGTAAGTGATAAAAGCCTTGCTCTAGTTCATTAACAACATCTACGGCTTGACCAGTCTGAACAGATAAGTCGTTGATTGTTTTAACCATTGCATTAGATTTACCAACCGTACCAGTTAAAGTCAACCAGGTGGCCGTCATCTTTTGCTGCTCTTTTTCATATTCCATACCAGCGCTAATAGCTTCGTGAATATGTGAAGTAATTGATTGAAAAGCGCTCGTAATACCATTGGCAACTAAATGAGCACCCAGAATTTTGCCAAATAAATGATTGGCCTTATCTGCGTGCTCGTTTACTATATTTAGCTTGCTAATGACTGACGTTAATCCTGACTGTGGCTTTTTGCTTAATTGCTCATCAAGCTCTTTCATCTTAGTCCGAGTTTGGGCAATTTTAGTGCCTAATTCGTTCACCCTAATCTGTTGTTCTTTGAACTCTTTAGAACTGTTACCACTAGCACTCGCAATCTTATTCAGCCTGCTTTGCTCAGCCTCTAGTTGCTTGTTAAGCTCATTATAAGACTGATGTAACCCGCTAGCCTTAACTTTGTTGGCTTCAAACTCGTGGCCTTCGGCTTTTAGTTTGGCTACATATGAGTCTGTTACTTTGGCTGATATTTCGGTTGCATCTTTTAATTGTAAGACACCACTTTTTTGCAGATCAAGTGACTTCTGTGCTCGTTCTTGTTGCCCCTCTAAACTGGCGATTGAGCGTTTGGCAGCGTTAATCTGATTTTCATATTTAACATAAGCTTCTCGGCCTTTTTGAGTGGTTTGGTCTAATCCGTTTTGTTCGCTTTTGAGACGCTCAATTACTAATCGTTGTGCTTCAATAGCTCGGCCAGCATCTTTGACTTTACCCGCATAAGCCGCCATAATGCCTTCACCCGAACGGATTTCAGCAAAGTTAGCTTGCATACCAGATTTTAGTAATTTTGCTTCATTCTTTATTTCTCGCAACGTGCGAGTCATGCCACCATCGTCCATGTTAATGGCGAATTCGTAGCCTTGAATTTTCTCTGTTGCCATACTTTGCCTCCTTTACAACGCACCGATTTGACGTGCTAATTCGAGCGGATCTTGAACACGGTCTTTACGTGACTTGGCATTCAATGCTGTTTGCATTTCACTAAATGAGCTTTGATAAAAGTCACTAGGCAATATGCCTTGTGAAATCAATTGATTAGCGATGTAATCAATATCCTGAATAAAATTATCAAGTTGCCAAATCATTCTGGCTTTGGCAATTTTGGGTCTTCTTCCTCTTCATGATCGCTGCTGTTGCCTACAGATGGTAATTCTACTCCCAAGAATTGTTTTAAACAGTCATTAAAGAAGTCGTATTCGTCGCTAACCGAAAATTCCATGGACATGACACGTTTCTTTTGCGAAGCATTTAGTTCCAATAAATCACAGGTCGTTTCAGCCACAACCTTTGCAAGCTTAGGTGTTAATTCGACTACACCTGTAATGCTGTCCTCAGTTTCTTCAGTAGTCTTGATGAACTTCTTATATGCTTCGGCCATTTTTTCAACATTTTGACCACTATCAATCAACGTATACTGCGTGCCCGTCCCAATTTTCTTGCCATCAAATTTAACTGATTTTGCCATTATTTATATGCCCCTTTGTGTATTGTTTATTATCATTTATTGTGAACCCGTGCTTAGAATGCGCTTCTCAGCATGTTTAAAAGCCGCCCCTAGCGGTATTGTGGATTTATTTTAGGCGACCATAATTATCATTTATTACTGGTTGGCACAGATGAGTCACTATCAGTTTTACTAGTCTTGTCAGTTGTAGCTTTATTGACCACTGGTGCCGTTACTCGCGTTTTTATAAAACGTTTGTCCAGGGAATACAGCGTCAAACATCGCTTGCTTATCAAATTTAGGATCTGACTCAGCATATACCTTGTACGGTTGGCCGCTGAATTTATCATAGTTCAAGGCGGTAAACGTCAAATTATCATCGTCACGAGTTTCAGCTGTATCCGTGTTCGTTTGAATGTTCTGGCCAGCTTCGTTAAAAATCCCACGACCAAAGCAGAAATAAACAGCAGTACGTGTCACTGGTGAACGTGACTCAATAATAAGGCCAGCTTCAACGGGTGTGTCAGAATCAATGTAACCACCTTTACCATCTGATACCCGGCCTAATAGTTTTTGCTTGACAATGAAATTAATTTCATTTGCGTCGATTGCCACTGACGGTGCCGAAGGTGGATTAGAAACGTCCACAACTTCATTGTTGCCAGTAATCTTAGATACCGTCCCAGATAGCCCGGTAATGTTAGCAGTCTTAGTACCCAAGTTACCGTTTGCTTTGCTAGTATCAATGGGGTATACCCCAGCGGCCGACAACCCCTTATCTGCATCAATAACCGTTGACCCGTCATCGGCTTTAATACCGGTGTATAACATGTTTAAACCTAATGTTGCCATTTAAATGGCCTCCTTTATATAATTAAATTTCAAAGTGTTCGTGATACTTTCTGAATCTGGTGTTAATGTCTGGCCAGCATCGCTATAACAACGAATATCATTGGTCAATAGCACTTGTTTTAACCCGGATTCGATGGCATCCATATCGCCCAAGTAATCTTTAGGATAATAGAGCTGTATCTGGACTTGCTTCGTTGATTGGAATGGAATCCCATTGCCATAATCTTGACTGCGCTCAGGTAACCCACTGATTACTACAATAGGCTCGTCAGTTGAAGTATCGTTAATTGGAATAAAAAAGCTATGGATATGTTCCACAGCTAGTTCTGGTATTTCATTAATATTTGCAACAATTATGCTTTTAATAAAAGCTACCGGCGTCACTTGCCCACCTTCTTGTCCATAGCAGTCTTTAATTGTTCAACAACTGCCTTGCCAACTTGCCCTTTTGCTTCACGCTGAGTAGTCTCCCAAAAGTGTTTCCCGGAAACATGGCTGTGTTTGGAACCATTACGGTCAACAACGTCCCAGCCATCATTTTGAAAACGTGCAATGTACCCTTTTTCACCTTTGGCTGTAAAACCAACGTTAACCGAGCCATTAGGATGATCTACAGCAATTAATGAATCACGTAGATGTGCTTTCTCAGCATGGCCATGTACCTTGCGTAGTTTTCCTACCGGAATCTTAGGCTTCATAATTTTAATGAACTGATCTGCTCCAGCTGCATTAGCTTTAAGCTTTTCTTCACGTCCAAAGCCTTCCGCCATAGTATCTAAAATATGTTCAAATGAGTCTGCATGTTTAATCTCATTCGCCACGCCCGATCACCACCTTATGACAAGTTATGAGGTCAAAGCCATCCGGTGGTAAACCATCATCGTAGGCCACATCATCAATCTGGTAAACATCCTGATGATTGCGTCGTAATTGCATGCCGGTAGTTATTTTTAGATTATGACGCACAAAGTAAACGGCATTCTGTTGCGAGGTGTCACCATTTAACGCTAACCTTTGCTGAAACGACAATGACCATTCGCCGGCGTACAAACTGAATTGAGGGACAAAATCAGTAATAGGATTACCCGTATTAGGGTTAACTTTTCCAGTAGCTGCCTGAGTTCCAAACTCCAATCTGAAATTCATTCGTGCAGGATTAATTGCTTTCGTCATTTGTCCCCGCCTCATCTTGCTTTTGACTATACAACCCTCTGAGTTGACCAATGATTGAGTCCACGACCAGATCAACTGGATTAACAGCGATGGCTGTAATCGATGTTCGATAAGTCCAATATGAACCAGCTAAGGCGTAAACAGCCGTTTCAAATAAGTCATTCACGCCTTCCATTTCATAGAACCCTAGAACACTATTGTCGTCCCCGATGGCCTGTTTAATGTAGCTAGTGGCTGCAGACAAGTAACCTGTTAGCAGCTCATCATCATCATCCCCGTCAATTCGCAAAGATGATTTCAATGTTTTTAAATCGGCTGCCACTTTAATCACATCCTTGCTTAGCCGCCCAGATTGTCACTGTACTGTTTATTTATTGGCGACATAGTTGGCTAATTACTTCCCGTCAGTCGTTGTAGCAGCGCTCGCCGCAAAGTTGGCCGTTTGGTCAGCGATTTTACTGAACGAGCCTGCAACAAAGGCTTCCGTATCAGTAGCTTCAACATCAAAACGATCAATCACACGAATCTTAGTTTGATCCTTTTCAAAGGCGCCAGCTCCGATATTAGTCGTTAACAATGACGCATTTTCTCGGTCAAATAAAGTAACCGCTTGTGATAAGTCACCATAATACAATGGATAAACTGGCGCCGCTGCTGTCCCAGCATTTGGTAACCACTTGTCAGCAATCATAACCACTCGCTTACCGCGGACAAGCATGCGGTCCGGCTGGGTTGGATCTGGTTGCAATAGGTAATTTCCCATAGCGTCCTTAACCTTGCATAACTCATTGCATCCTGACGTGTTCGTCAACAAGAACGATGTTGCCTTAATTGCTGGGTCAACAGCCGTGTTGATCATATCAATGATGTCATCAAACTTAGCTAAGGTTGGCTTCTTTGGTGCGTTGTTCATGGCTTCGATGATCTTAGCGTTGCGGGTAACGACAACCTTCTTGGCAATCCATTGTGATAACCAAGCTAGAATATTATCAGCAGTATCTTTGAGCAACGAATTAGTAGCCGTGGTAATGCCAGAATAACGATGGATTGTGTATTTGATAATGGACAAACGTGGATCATCGTTGTCACCAATCGTGGCTGTTTCATCATCTAAATCAGCCAGCGGAGTAACGTCGGTCCATTTTTCCCACACACGTGAACCCGTTTGTGTCGTAACGGCTTCCCGATTAACATACTGTTGTAATGAGTCGTACTGGCGAACCAATGTGTTAATGGCTGTTTGAATATCTTGAGGAAGAGTCAAACCAATTGCATTGCCAGCTTCGTCGGTAGAAGATGTTACCAAATTCATAACTTTCGGGTCACCTTTAATCATGCCTTGGAAGTCCTTAATGAACTTAGCTTTGATGTCTTCTTCGTCATCATCAAGCGGGGTCTTATTCTTATCATCCATATTGGCAATCTTTTGAGCCTTACGTTCTTCTTCCAATTGCTCATGCAAAGCATCACGCCGGGCAACCGCATTGTCGCGATCTTGTTTCATTGCTTTAAATTTTTCTTGATCAAAGCTGTCATCAAGGACAGCAGCATTTAACTTGTCGTTCAAGTCTGATACCTTTTGCCCTTGGGCAATCCAAGCATCATTGATTGTGTTGATATTAGCCATTAGTTGGCCTCCTTTTGATTTTTTCCAAATAAAATAGCCAATTTGCTGTTTCGTAATTCAGCAGATTGACTATTAGTAGTATTTTCTTCTTTAGACGGCTTAGCTTTATCCTTATCCGCCTTGTAAATGAGATTCAGCAACTTGTTGACTGCAGATTTAGGTGGAATGTGTGAAATAGCATTCACCGGTTGCAATTGTTGATCATTAGCAAACATAATTTCGTCAGCGAAGCCTTTATCAACCGCATCACTGGCTGTTAACCATGTTTCATTTGCCATTAGCTGTAGCAAGTCAGCTTGCTCCATGCCAGTTTTAGCTTCATAAGCACTGGCAATTGATTGATCAATGCCATTTAAAATACTGGCTTCATGCTCCAGATCGTCAGCATTACCAGCTGGTTGTGACCAAGCCTTATGGATCATAATCTGAGCAGTTGGTGAAATGTTGATGTGATCGCCAGCCATAGCAACCACGCTTGCCGCACTAGCGGCTAAGCCTTGAATATTAACTGTTACATTGCCAGCATAATTCTTTAGCATAGTGTAAATCTCACTAGCCGCAAAAACGTCGCCACCATTGGAAGCAATGTCAACTTCAAGTGCTTCATCATCACTGTCGTCATCATCAGTGTTGCCACTGTCATCATTTAAAATGTCAGCAACACCCGAAGGTGATACTGCTGGCATTCCAAAGAATTGATAGAAACCGGCTGTTTGATCATCAACAATATCGCCTTTAATCATCACTTTCTTTGTCATCATTATCACCTCCTTTTCCTGATTGAATCACAACTTGTTGTGTTGTTGACTTTTCAGCTGCAGGCATTTCATCTGGGAAATAGCCTGTTTGTTGCAAAACCCAAGTTGCTTGATTATTAGCAATCGTGCCATCTTTAGCTAGCCCTGATAGGGTGGCTGCGAATGAGTCTCCCAATGGGTCTACAGCAGTCCGTATATTGGCCGTAATCTTAGCATTAAGCTTATTATCCAGTTCAGCTAAAATCGCCTGTAAATAGCGATTAAGGGCATTGGTGTACATGCCTTTAATTTGGTCAATATTACTTTGCTGATCACCTTGGCCATTCAAATAGCTATCAGGAATGCCGAAAACTTTAGCAATTTGCTTACTCGTCCAATCTGTTTGGCTTAACAGCTTGGTAACATCGGCTTTCATTTCTAATGGTGTATACTCTTCCAAATCATCAAGAACAACTGGGCCGCCGTTTGAATGATTAACCTGACGAATAAATTCTCTTGAACGGCTTATTTTCATTTTGGTTGTTAGTAAGCCACCACCTTTTTTAGCTGTTAAAACACCCGGAGCACTGATTGATCGCGCCAATGCGGCTAATGTTAAATCGTTTGACGAATTTTTAATTTGAATCTCATTCGATAATGCTTTTAACGGACTGTTGCCTGTCTTGCCGCCATCGGTACTAGCCCAGCGAATGTGAATCATGTCAGACTGTGGTACATATTGTAAGACACCTAATTGTGGCTCATCGAAAGTAACTGTATAGGTTAAGCCACTGCCATCATCTAATAAATAAGTTTGCACTTGGCTTGGCCGTAGATATTCCCAACGTAGATCCAAGCCATTGGGATTACGCCAACGGTACGCGAAACATTCGCCACCCAATAACAATTGTGAATACATAGACTGCCAAAACGTGTGCCCGTTAGCGGTCGTACTAGGATTGTTTAGAATTCCTTGTGCTCGTGGCATATTAGCCATTAATTGAACAGTGGCCAAGTCTCCAGATATTTGGTTAACCGCTGAATAAATATCTGAATTTTTCAAAGCATCGTTAGCACTAACATACTCATGACTACCAGTTGGCGTTAGAAAGTTAACAACGTTATCATCTTCAACCGGTACACTTTGAATACCAATCGAATTATTAATTGTCGTCGGCGGTTTAAAAAATGGCATTGTTAATCACCTCCTTTTTGACCAGCTGCAACGGCTTCAGAAAGCCAGCCAACTAAGAACAAAGCTACCGCAATTGCTAGGGCACCCTGGGCCTGCCCAAATAAAAAGGCTGCATACACTCCAGCAATCATGCCTAGAATGAAACACAGCACATCAAAGTAATGCCAAATGGTAGCAAAAAGTTGTTTAAAAATCATCAATATCATCTCCTAATAGCCCGGATTCTGGATTGTTGTACCACTCTAACGCTTCCTTATCTGTTAACCGATCAATTACTGAACCAGATCTATCTTCAAGTGGACCGTAATCCTTGAAATGATACATTGCTTGATATATTGCATCAATCAAAGCATCAACTACGTCAATCTTGTATGTTGCTTTAAGCTTGTCCACTTGCATACCAATTTTGTCCTCATAAGTTTCAGCATTGAGGAGCGCCTTTTTTAGAACAGGATCTGCTAATAAAGAAATTGAACTATCGGCGAATCTTTCCTGTAGGAATTTTGTTGGATCTCCAATTTCAGACGTTCTTTGCGCAACATCAAGCAATGGCCAATCAAAATTGGCATCTAAAGTTTTAACAAGATCTTTTACTCTATAGTCTCCCATACGATCATATCCAAAGAACTTAACCTTTAATTGGTTATGTTCAACAAAGCTAACCAGCCAGTCATAGACCTGTTCGATATTAATCAAGCCTTGTGGGTGTGCGGTGATTGTACAGAATCCTAGCTTGACCATATCACGGTATTTAATTCCATCTTGTTTTTCTTTAATATCAATTGATCCAGCTTGCCGCCAAGGAATGAATGAATGTTGCATGATAAACCATTTTTGTTTATGTTTTCTTTCGTCAATATATGGAAACACAAAAGCAAGCGCCGTATTATCTGAAAACATTGAACTGTCAAACCCAATATAGACATCTTGACCTTGAATCGAATAATTATTGATAATAGACTTCTCGACTTCACTGAGCTTCAAATATGTAGCCGACTTTAACTGCATCCATATATTTAAATTTCTATTTTTGAAATCATTAATAGTGCCGTCGTTCAACTTATTATCTTTTTCAGTCTGCAGCCCTTTTACCATGGTTTGATTGTCTTTAATCATCAAAATTGGATTAGACTTAATCCACGTTTCAGGCTTATTCAACTCATCAGGGGAATCTTGTTCCCACACTAGAACTAGAAATTCATCACCAGATCGTAAGTAATCCTTTTCCATAATTTCTGTCATGCGTATTTGGTCGTTATGGAACGGAACCGTTGGATCATCATACGCTGTAGAAATCTGAACGAACTGATGGTTGGGTGTTTGTACTTGGCCTGATGTTACCTTACTAAAATTGTCTGTTGTGTAATGCTTATCCCCAGCCTCATCAGCTACACAAAACAAGAAATGATAACTGTCAAATTGGCCCGATTCATTAGACATTCTTAGAATATTGTTCTGAGTTTTATTTCCCTTTACTTGTTCAGATTGAACATCAACACCGTATCTATCAAAGAATTGATTCTTAAAGGCTGCCACTTCTTTTAATTTATGGCCAAACATCTCTACATAGCGCCAGCCCTTTTTAGCTTGTGCTGCGACAGGCCCAATATAAGCCAAGTCTTGATTAAACTTAGAAGCCGCTTCAATCATATATGCATACCAAAGCATGATATTGACCAAATAGGTTTTCCCATTTGTCCGGGCAACTGACAGTGAAACACGAGTAAAACGTTTATGGTTTAGTTCATCTCTCCAGCCGATCATTAAACAAAGAATTGCTTTTTGCCATAATAGAAGTGGTAGTGGAACCCCAGCGTTAACATCTGGACAAAGCTTAGCAAAATTCAGTATTTTTCTGCACTCACTCAAGTCATAGTGATAAGGAAAATCTATGCTTCCTGATTCAGATCGCTTTAAATCTTGTAAGTGTCTAAAACAGGCGAGTTTCATTTTATAACCTGCCAAGATCTCGCCATTAAGCACTTTAAAAGCATATTCAGTAGCTGGATCATGGTATTTTTTTACAATTAATTCATAGTTTTCACTTCTATAAGCGCTGATAACATCTTTATTCTTAATTTCAATCTTCGTCATTTTCATCACCATTCAGCAAATCAGCAATTGAAGGTTCTTCCTTGCTCTGATTAGCAAGTTCAGACAGATTTTGACGCCCTTTTGGCGATAGTCCTAGCTGCATACCTATAGAATTTAGCAAGGTAATTGAATCTTTTAATGTTCCAACTGCCGGGTTCTTCTTAAATCCAACAAAATCCTGACCAACCACTGCACCGTAATTATCCTGCAAAGATTTGAACACTTTAGATTGAATGCCATTTTCTTTAATGTCTTCATATGCTTCACGATATATTTCATACTGAGAACAATAGTTTTCGACTAAAAATGAGTCTATTCTATGCACTTTGTCAGTAGTTTCTAAAAAAGGCACGATTTTTCGCCAACAGCTGGCCGCAATAGCCCCTAATTGAACTGGCGGATCCTTGGATAGTTTCCCGTCATTCTGCTGATAGAATGTTTTTTTCATTGTCAAAGATCCTCCTTCCCAATTAGTGCCTGCCCCCCCTATGTTAAAATTCAAAAAATTGATTTTTTTGCAAGCTAACGGCAATGTGTGTGCTCTTCCTGGGACATGTTAGGGGGCGGGGGTTGTTTTAATAATCATCGTGACTAATTATTCATAAATTTAGAACCGCTCAAATCGAACGACAAGTGCCAATAAATTGATTGAACTTATTCCAAACTTTATTTCTCATTCATTAACACAACGATTGCTGATACATCATTGATCGGCGTTACGCTTTGCAACTCGTTGCCTTGACCAGTGCCATAGTATAATTGCTCCCAGTCCGTCTTAGCACGATGACAACTCCCACAGATAACAGCTAAGTTATCAATGTTAGCTTTCAGTGTTTCATCGAACTCAATTGGCACAATATGATCAACTGTCTTAGCAGGCGTGATAACGCCTTGCACTTTACAGTAAGCACATAAGTAATGGTCACGCTCCAGGACTCGTTGCCTTAGATGTGACCATTGCCTTGTCCGATAGAAATTGTATTGCTGACGCTTATCCTCATTACGATAACGTGTAACCGTGTTGTACTTGTGCGTGTATTGCTTATCGTTACCACGTGCCCAACGTTGCCGACTAGCTAAGTACTCAGCTTCATGCTCATAGTGTTGTTGGCAATAGTGGTCAGGGAACGTGACCATCGTATGACAGTTAGGATAACGGCATCTTCTTGTCCTTGGCATTACCGTAATCCTCGCATAATTCTATCTATCAATTCTTTGCTTGGATATTCTCCATACGCGTTAAAGAAAAATTGGCGTCCCCTTTCAATTTCCATATTCTCTTTTCGCGCTTCACGTTTACCTTGAGGCTCAAAATGTCCCCATTGCTTATAACCATCAGGGTCAGCCGGAATATGACGTTTCTTAAAATACTGTTCAAAATAAACTTTAACTTTATGATTTCTTTGTCTCTTAGTCATTAAGAATCAACTCCATTCACCATCTTTAAGCTACTCGTCATGTCCTTTAACTACTTTATTTGGTTTACCTTTACTGCGCTTCAACATATGTGCTTCCACCTGATCAACGATTGAATCCAATACTTCATCAGATATACGAACACGACCAGCGTCGTCAGGAATAAAGCCTTCTAGCGGATCACTCACTTTATCTGGTTTAAGACTAAGTGAGTGTTTCCCACGAGCTGGCACTGGTGCTGTCCTATTTTTTCCAAACATGTTGCTTTCTCCGTTTCTTTTCCAAACTAAAAGCGCCATGCTGTTTAGCACGACGCTTCATCCATTTATCTAAGTGGGCATCCATCTCTGCTTCTTGTGGCGTGACATAGCCGTATTTTGTGTTAGTCATCTTTGCCATGAGTTGCCTCGTTGCTTGAACAGAATGGGTGTTGTACCCCGAACAATTCTAGATTAACTTTTCTCCAATCATTCTTAACAGCCTCGTTGTCTTTCATATTCATTGAAGTTCCTCCTAATCCTATGTACTAAAAAGAGCCCAACTAAATGCCAGGCTCTGTACATGATTGTTATCAGAAAAACGATTATAGTTTTTACAACCATGTTTGATTACGTTACCACAGCGCACATGTTTCCACATGTAATTTGGTGGCCAGATTAATTGCGCCATTTATATCGCCGGTAGGACTCGAACCTACATCCCATTGTGGCTTACCAATTAGCCCACAGCGATTACCAGTCTGTAATTTGGAGGATTACTTCATGCACGTCAATCACATTTGGCATACTACCAATTTAGCACGTTTTTTAGCCTAGTTTTTCCAACTTTTTTCCAACTAGCCAAAATCAGATACGTCATACAAGTTAAGCTTGCTTGCTACTTTGGCAATAAACTTATCAACTAGATAATAAGCTTTGCTCTTGCTAACAAATATCAGCCCATTAGTTACTAGGCTTTCAACCGAGTAACGCTGGCGTTTTCTAAAATACAGTTCGCATATCAGTGTTTCGGTATCTTCACCGCATTCGTCCAAACACTGATCAATTACATCTCTCCGATGCTGAAATGCTCGAATCGTTTCACTATCAGCTACTGAGATAGCAGCATACTCAGTTGGAGCGTTTTTCTTATATTGAGCACGACCACCACCAACGTTTTCGTCAGGTTCTTGATACGGGTACATGATATTTAGCTCCTCACGAGCAATCAGGCCATCAATTAGCGGATATTCGCGTAGGTACTTCTCAACCATTTTCTTCGTCGTTCTTTCCAAGCCAGCCACTCCTCTGTGATATAATTAAATTGCTATTTTAATTATCATAGGTGTCAGTGGTCGCCCTAGTAGGCGGCTTTTTGTTTACTATCGCGATTGCTCAACTCCGCAATGTCAGCAATGAAGTCCTGACCAATTTGTGCCTGTTGCTCAGTTGTCAGTGCCGCGCTCATTTCCAGGTTGGCAACCGTGGCTTTCATTTGGATTGCTTTGGC